TACCTCAACATCAGCAGAATCAGTGAAGCTAACTTTGTTGGCTCCGGCTGCGTCACCCATCTTGACGACCATATCTTGGCCAGCCACTACGGTCATATCTAAGTTAACAGCTGCTGCGGTCGTGTATAGAGGAGTAGACACTGAGGTGTTACCCACTACAGTCGTTCCCGTAATGGCTGCTGGCGTGGAGGCACCTATGATGCCGTCCATATTGACCACTGTCAGGGTACCTTCTGAATCAAGGTCAGCTACCTCAACATCAGCAGAATCAGTGAAGCTAACTTTGTTGGCTCCGGCTGCGTCACCCATCTTGACGACCATATCTTGGCCAGCCACTACGGTCATATCTAAGTTAACAGCTGCTGCTGTTGTATAGCTAGGTGCGGAGACAGACGTATTCCCTATCAATACAGTGAATGTTCCTGCTGCTGGAGTGGTGTTCCCGATAGCTGGGGGGGAAGCGAAGTCGGCACCCGACGCACTCGCCAAAGTCTTAGGACTGATCATTAGATCGTCGATGGTGGTTGAGGTTGCTTCTGTCGCAGTCGCAAACCTTGCTTGGCCTGAAGTGACTTTGCTTGCTTTGCGGCCCGTGTAGGAAACTGGGTTGGAATATCGAGACATTTAATCCTCTTGATTAGAGTGGTGATTGAAAATTTTACCATAGCATACATTAGCTCTGCTAGGCGCAATTTCTTGAGGTTTTATGAAAATAAAAGCATAATTATGACATGACCAAAGAAAATCCAAAGTTCCAAAGAACGACCGTCTACCTGCCAAAAGAACTATACAGGCAGGCCAAAATATGTGCTGCTGAGGCGGGGACAAGCGTATCGCAATTCATGCGGGTGGCTTTGAGAGAGGAGATCATTCTCTGCGAAGAAAAACAGCGGGACGAGGATAACTAGTCTCTTTTGTTTGCTCTGTCAATATTAGCCACAAATCCACGGGCCATAATAATTTGCTGCATGTACAGCCTGTTAATTATTTCTCTTTTCTCTTTAGCAGTCATCGTCGGGTTATGAAAAACGTTGTTGATCAAAGCTTGGTTCTTCTGAAGGGCTTTTGCCATTCTAGGCATGTCTAACTTTGTGATTTTCGTCTGATCGGCCTGTAGTCGCCTAGCCCCTGCTTCGTCGCCCTTTTCGATCTTAGATTTGATGGATCTATTTAGTATATTCCATCGGTCCCAGGTGTCATAGAATCGCTCGACTGACTTAGTTCGAGCTGTAGGAAATTCTCTGGTGAAAGCGTCAAGACCCAGCTTCCTTAAAAGACTCTCCTCTGGCTTGACAACCGCAGGCTCTATGCCAGCAGTTTTGAGAGCTTTATCGCTTGCTCTAAGAGCCATTTGCCCGAAGCCTGCTCCATAGCTCTTGATGAAATGGTCAACTATTGCAGGCGAAGCAAGTGTACTGGTATAGGCATCCACTCCGGGCATGTTGCCCATCATCTTAGCTAGTACCTTAGCGGTTTCACTCGTATAGACCCCGTATTGCTCCTCGCTGATTAGTCCCAGCTGGGAGGGTGCAACAATTCTTTGATTCCGCCAAAAATCCTTATTCGCCCGTATCTCAATCGGCACCTGGGCAAATGCTGGAATGAATCCAGGCGATGAAGCACTCACAATGCTTCCGAAGTACCCATCAAAGGCTCTTGGATCCTTGTCCACTATGTAGTTGAACGCTCGTCGAGCAAGGCCATGAAATATAACTCCTGTCTCAAATGGAACGGGAATTTGGGTGATCTTGCCAGTGACAGGATTCTTGAATAACCAGTTAGTGTCCTTGGTGACCTCGTCAATCTCGTCAATGTCTGGATCGCCATGGTTAGCAGCCTGTAAAAGCAGAGTAGGCGTAACGATTCCAGCCGTTGCACGAGTAAGGAATGATTGGATAATCTTAGGATCCTTAGACGCCAAGGTTCTAATCAGTTTATCACCACCTTGTATGGTAGCATTCCAGAAAGGAATCATCTGGTTGATGGCTTTGGTCTGTAGGCCCACCTTAGCAAAATCGATCGAGATGTCTCTAGATTGAAAGGCGGCCATTTCCATTTGCCATCTGTCAGTCCCCATAGCCTCCATTGATTTGCTAAATTCAGCTAGGCGGTTCATCTCCTCAGAGATTTCACCAACACGACGTAAAAATGCTATCGGTCGGACTTTTTCCAGCCCTTTACCAAGACCCTTCTTGATTGTAGCCACGCTCTTGTCGATGGATTGCATAGTTGCCATGCCACCACCTGACTTGAGCCAGTCAACGTATAGCTGATCCTTTTTGATCGAGCTAAAGAGGCCCTGCATTGGCTTATATACGTCGTCGATTATCGGCCTACCCGATTCCTTGGTAAAGACCAGGCCGCCGACTAAATCACGTACAGCGTTTTTCAACATGAACTTGGGGTTCAGGATGGCACCCGCTCTTAAAACTCTAGCAGGTGCAATCAATAGGCTTTTGAAGATATCAGCCTCGACTTTGGAGCCGCCACGACTGAATATTTCGAATATCTCGGGAGTGGTTTCGTAATATGTAGGCTTTCCATCACGGTAAACGGTAACGATGTTCTCGCCGGGACTCCATGCCCCTGGTCGCCACTTAGCAATAGAGTCGGGTAGCATCTCTACGACTTTATTCACCATTTCAACATCAGCCGAAACATTCTCTAGCTTGGACGATCTCTTTTTGGCCTCAGAGATCATTGCCTCTACAATCTCTTGCCTAGATATCTGAAAGACCTTTTGCATCTTGGGAGGAAGTTTTTCCATGAACTTTCCACCGCGCGGATTCAAAGCGGTAAGAGATGAAAGCTTCTGAGCAAAACCGTTTTTTTCCGCTTGCTGAATCATAGCGAATGTGTTCCCGACGATGGACTCTAGAGGGTCGATAATTGGTTTATCACTGCCAAATATCTTCTTAATGAGCTGCTTGGCCTGAAGCTTCCCTGTATCTCTTCCGCTCTTGTCAGATGCCCGCTTCTCGCTCTCTTCGAAGAACCTAAAGAATGGAACATAGAATTTGTTAACCGCTTTCATCTTATAGAAGGCTTCCTGCGACAGCATCCCTGAGTCACGGTAGTATTCTAAGAGTCTATTCTGATAGTCGTTCAATTCTTCAGCTATAGGATCGTACTGCTTCTCTAGCCTTTTGATGGTGGCGCCTTCTGATCGCTCATCGATACCACTTGCCACACCTCTCTTTCGGAGTAATGCGGATCTCTTTGCCACTAGGTAGGCAGAAAGTTCCCTTCTTTCAGCGACGGTCTTGATAGGAGACATAACCTCCTCGAAACTCTTGCCATTGGCCTTTAAATCGCCGTAGTTGAACGTTTCGTGCCTAAGCATGACCTCTGACTTGCCAGCCCACCCTTTGAGAACACGAACGGCTATATACGGGTTGAGAGGACTCTTCCAGTTTTCTACCTGAGAGGGACTGACTCCTAATGTGTCTGCGGTCGCTCGCTTTACAGCGAAGGAATCATCAAGAAAATTGGTCTTGAGCGAGTCTGCACTGAAGTTCTTTTTTACCGACTTTCCAATCTTTTGGAGAAAGGTGTGGTCCTGACTACTCTCTATATGGGAATAGACCCTCGCCACAGGATCGGCATTGATCCTCTTTTCAAACATGTCTCTAGCTTTAAGCAACGCAGTCTTAACTTTCGGGGCGTCGTTATCCAAAGAGGATTCGAATGCTTTGAAGAAGTTCGGTGCTAGCTTCTTTGCTGATTCTGGATTGGTGACGTACATTCTAGTGAATTCTGCGAATCCCTCTAGATCATGAGGTTTATATCTCGATATGGGTTTAAGTTCACCAAGGTGTGGCGCTAGAGCGGCCTTGATATTGCTCATTTGCGTAAAGAGGTCCCCTTCGCCGCCATACATTTCCATATGTAATCGGTGGCCAAACTCATGGGCGGCCGTCTCTAGATCGCTAACGTTTTTTAGTCTTATGACATTGTCACTTGGACGGAAGCGTCCTTCTGTCGTTTTCTTTTTTCCTGCGGCGAACTTACCAATCCTGATCGGTGTATCTTCGAAGGCGTCCTTGAAAAGCTGCAATACCTCTCTACTTTTAGGTACATCCAGCTCAGTTCCAAGTTTCACGGGACGATGAGCTTGCTCAGGTTGTTCTAGGCCACTTCTATCAGCCTTTAGGTTTTCACTTGGCTCCAGAGATGACAACTTCCTCTTAGTGTCTTCAATACGGCGGTTGAGTTTTCTCACACGCTTGGACTCAATCTTATCCGTTATCGATTCACTGCTAGAAGCCTCTTCAATGAAGTCTTCAAGAGCCCGTTCTTGAGTCTTGAGCTTCTCTTTAAGTTCTTTTTGGGATTTCTCGTCTTCTGTAGGCTTTTCGGAGGTATCTCGCTTAGGTTCAGCGTCCTTCGCGTCCTTAGGCTTGCTCTCAAGCTCGGCTTCTTCAGGCGACCTGCTCTGAACATCCTTTAGGATTGCGTCCACTTCCTCGATGGTTCTAGCGTTGTCCAGATCAGAAAGATCCTTCTCTGTAACGTGGTCGCCAAGCTTTTTCACCCACTGTTCGCTGGTGATCTCTTTGCGTTTGGCATAACTTGCTAATTTTGAGGCTGTGGCGCCTGTGGCTTTCAGAGTCCCAATTAGAACAGCATTGTCTAAAAAGTCTTCTGCGGTGGGGATTTTTCCACGTAGAACAGCTGGGACGGTTGTTAAGGTCGCTACCTCTGAAGCTCCAGCCGTCGCCGTTTTGACGATGGGTATCTTAAAGAGCCTCGCTAAAGGAGTCTTTTCCAATGCCCTCATCAACGGGTTGATCGCTAGAAGAGCGCCGATGCTGCCCGACTCCAGAACGTTAAGACCTACGGCCTCTAAAGCTTGTCTATCTGTGACTAGAGCAGATAGCTGTCCTAGGGTCTTACCTTCAAGCTCTGGATGTTCGCTCACAAGGCGCAAAGCCTCTGCATTGGCAGACTCTACTAGGGATTGTGTCGCGAATGCCCCTGCACCCGCTAAGATGGCTCCAGCGGGAGTCTCAGGACCACCAGCAGGCAACGACGCTACTGCACCGCCTGTTACAAACGCGGGAAGGTCATAGATGATCTTGGTGAGGTTCTTTGCCTGTCGCTTGAGGAAGGGTAGCTCTGACTCTGAGCGAGCGAGTAAGGTTTCGAAGTCCTTCACTCCCTGTCCGGTCAATATGCCTGTTGCTGATTCCTGCTTTCCTTCCCTAGCCGCTTGAGCAAACGATATTTCTCTCTTGAATTCCTTGGTGTCTGTCTTTCCAGTAAGAAGGATTTCTTCGCTAATCGCTTTGTCAATCGGAAGGCGTTCCACAGCTTCCTTGCTGAACAGCTTCTTCTCACTGATCAACTTGGAAATCTCTTCAAGCACCTCCTCACGGATAATATCAGGGGTGCGAGACAGGATATCGATGGTCGCCAACTGAGCACTGTCGGTCGGCTTAGGCTTCTCGAACTTCTCATTAGGCAGTAGAACGTCAGACCCCTCCTGATTCTTAGAGAAGCTGTACAGGGGCTCTATAATATTTCTGTAGGCTTTGACAAACAGTCCTGTTCCTTCCAAAAGGTCCTGTTGAGTCTCAAGGGCCTTAGACAAAAGGCTTGGATCTTCACTTGTCGGATTGTCCAGCTGAAAACCCACGACGGGGTCACTCTCGATGTCAGAGGATTCGTCGAGCTGAAAGCCCTTCGTCGATACAAGCTCGATGTCAGTGGATTCGTCGAGCTGAAAGCCAGATGCAACGTCTTCCTCTTGCTGTTCTGGCTCTGGGATGGGACCCAAAGACCCCTGTTGCTCTATCTCCAGCTCGTCGAGTACAAACATCAGACACCTTCCTGTACTGTTTCAACGAATTTCCACTCTACTCCGTCGCTTATAACCTTCCTGCCTGTACTAGGATCGGTGGCTGTTTTCCCTTTGTTCTGTTTAGCCGGAGCACGTTTTTCTAGATCTTGTAAGTTATTCGCTACGTCTAGTGGCACCACTTCCTCACCAACCTTCACCATGACCGATGCGGCAATCGAATCAAGAACGTCCTGGGGCACTTGTTGCCCAGCTCTTGTGTACTCCCTAGCCACCTGATTCTGGTAGTTCGATAACTTCTGATCCAGCTGCTTTAGAACAGTGGTTCTTTTTGCGTCGTCGCCTTCAAAATCAATGAAGATGTTGCCAAAAGCATCACTCTTCTCGAATGGGAGACGCAAGTTCGCGCTTTCATTTTTAAAGCGTTTTTCCGCTTGGTCGAGTGACTGCGGAAGGGTGATAGGAAGTTTGCTTTCCTCGCTTTTAGACAAACCAGCCTTGCGCACGTCTGCAGACGCATTGATAAGATTGGGATCTAGACCAGCTTTTATATCAGCATCATTTTGACGTGTCGTTTGCAGTTGGGTCATCCTGTTTTCAAGGATTTTCAGAGCAGTCGCTTGATTTTCTGGAGCAACATTCTGGAGAATTTGACCTATCAGGCCGCTAGCCTCTTCGGGTGATTGAGCATTGGAAGCCTGTAACAGAACGTCGTCCAAAGCGGATCTTTGTCCAGCTCTTCTAATTACAGGAGCTATGTTATTCCCGAAGGAACGACCAATTTCAAATGGTGATGGAGGCGATGACATTATGCAAACCCCTTGCGAATTGTTTCAATTTGATTGGATTTTGGAGCCAAAGTAGGTTTAGCTTTACTATTCATGAAGTTTTCAATTGCCGCGCTAAAGCCTCCACTACTCAAAAACCCTCCCGCTGCTTGAGAGGCCGCCTGGCTTCCGCCTATTCCCTGCTGAGAATTATCCGCCGTTCCCAAAATAGTGTTGATTGCACCAGTCTTTCGGCTATCGGCGCTTTCCTGGAATTGAGCAAAATGCTGGTTCAAGAGCTGATCCATGTCCACGCCCGCACGGGTCAACGTGTCTTCTAGGCCAGTACCGCGCTGCTGTCCCCCAGCAATGAAGCTTTGCTGTATCTGAGGTGCTGTCTGGTTTTTAAACCTGGACTTAGCGGGGTCCACAAATGACTTTTGAAAGGAATCCTCGTCTACGTTGAAAAGATCACTGAACTGACCGTTTCCACTAAGAGACGCAAGAAGATCGTCAATCAATTGATTCTTTTTCTTCTGTAGCTTTGATTGTTGAGGCCTTTTATTGGCTAAGGCACCCCCAAGCGCAGAACCTGCGACGTTTGCCGCCGTAGTAGCCAAAAGTGTTGAAAATGAACCCATTTTTTTGCCTCTTAACTGATTGTTTTCCATGTTACGGCCGTAGCGCTACTGTGACTGCTAAGGACCTCCACCTTTTTGGTGATTGAGTTTAGATTTATATCCCCATTCGAAAGAAAAGCATCCGTAGTAAGACCATCAGACGCACGCTCTACAAAATCAGGCTTTCTGTTGATTGCTACTGCTAGATCCGTGTACATGACCTCTATCAGCTCCAAAAGCTTTTCTGGAGTGATGTCGCTGCGGTCTCCCACATTGAAAGTCTGAGCGAGTTTTGTCATCTTTAGTCCGATGTATTGCCAGCCATCTCGGCATGGATTCTAATGCTTGTTATCTTGACTTGTTCCGATGCTGACAGCTGACGCATCGCCAAAACCATGAAGTCTGCCGTGTTATTGACACTGACACTAACCCACTCTCTGCTTTTTCTCTGCGGTAGATCAAACTTCCAAGTTCCGCCAGAGGTAAAGGCACTAGCTCCAGCCTCTTGGACCGAAAAGCTTGTGCCAGTCAAACTGGAGATCGGATAGGTGTTTGCGTTAAGCTCTGTCGTCCCGCCCACACTATCAAACTTAACGAGGTCACCATTAGACAGTCCAAGCGTGTCCCCCGTGCTAATCACAATCGTAGGATCACCGCTGATATCAATAGCTAGGACTTTCCCAGATTCAGACTTCCCCGGCTTGAGTAGAACACCCGACTTGAATGGCGAGTCTTCACCATCCATGAATATGTCTAGGAGAATGCTTCCGCCGTTAGTGTCTATCAGGAACTCAATATGGGAAATCCTCACCTGTCGGCCATTTGACCTGTACGGGTTGAAGGGGATTGTCTCTGCATAGAAATCGATGGGCTGACTAACGAAACCTCCGCCCGTGTAGGTCGTAAATGAAGAAGAGTCGATATTGACAGAGATCTCATCAATAGCACGGGCTGTAACAGTCGCAAATTTACCGTTGATCTCTGTCATACCCAACACTCCGGCAAGAACAACCGTATCCCCCACCTGAAAAGCATTGTCTAACGTACTTATGACTGTGGGACTACCCTGGGTGATATTAGCTACGGCTGTAGATAGATCGTCGTAGTCCTGGTTAAGCTGATACAAGAACCCAATATCGTCGCCTGAAATCGTCTTGAGCACCTCTTTGCCAAGACCAATCTTGTTCCACGTCTCCTCAGTCTCGTCCATCCGTACCCAGGACGGGTTTTCGTTTGTCGCGCTTATGTCTTCCCATAACAGGTTTTTTCCTGAGATAACCTCACCAAAAACACTGAAGCGAGCATCGAAGACAGACCAAGTGCTCTCCTCATAGTTGCTGACTAGAACCTTGTTAGCTGTTGAGCTAGCTGGGCTTCCGCTTTCCACATAAGACCAAAGAAACTGGGTGTTTTCCTTGTCAAAACCACCGTAGGTCTGCTCAAACTCCAAAACGTCCACTTCGTCGTCAGTGAAGTAGGGTATCTTGTTGTCTACACGCAGGGATTGCCTGCCGTCAGTCGATATTACGCCAGTACGGCCAACACAACGTATGTGGTCACTCCATTGCACGGTGGAGAATGAAGCGTCGGAGCCAAGGACAGAGGGAATCTTCCTTGCAAAGTATGGGTTGAACACGTCTTCCGTCTTCTCCAAAATCCAATTTGACCTGCTAGCCGATATGGATATGCGATTACCAAAGATTGCGGCGCCCTTTATGAGTTCGTATGTATCAAGCTCAAGCAAGCCTGAACCCACGGCGTTGAACTTGTCTCCGTTTCCTGCGGCATCTCTAATACCAGAGTACAAAACCCCTTGGGGGAGTAGATTACTCGATAAAACAGGGGCAATAAAGTTTAGGCGTTCCCCAAACCACAGCACATGCGTCGCGTTATCGATCGTGGTGGAGCCGAACGTCGCAAAGTCACTATTATCCGTAGTGTTGGTAAAGATACCAATATCTGTGCCGTTGTAAAAATAGACTTCACTCATCCCCTTTCCAGTAAACACGAAGCGATTTGCTCCAGTCTTGGTAGGGTATGTGGTGCCAGATACGTAATCTTCTCGGTTATTGATGCCGAAAGAGTAGGTTGGATCAAGCGCAAGCAGCCTAGCGTTGAATGGAACGAGCACAAACTCGTTGAGGCTTTCGTTGTACTTGTAGCAATTATCAGTATCAAATACCAAAGTTTCCGTTGTGCTCGTAAGAGTCAAAACGTTCTCAAAGATACCCATAATACGGAACGGAAGATGCCCGATTGGCTCGTTGTTCCCAACATGGTGACCCAACGAAAACTGCTTGTATCCCTTGCGAGACTGCAAAACCTGTCGGTATACAAACCCATTTCTAATGTTTTGGAACGAATCGGAAGGCTGGAGGAAGTTGACACCCTCCCGAGAGACACCCGACTGGAAACCGGTGATTTCAAATACTTCCACTTAGCCTCCGAAGCAGTAAAACCAAGCCTGGAACGGATCTACTGCCGTCCCTTTTGGTGTAACATAGTTGAAATACAGGTTAGCTGCTGTTTTGACTGATGCTAGACTTGCTGTCGTCGGTGATTTTATCTGGAAATGTGGCCCTTTTAAGGCGTCGGAGTTGGCTATAACACCAGACCCCTGAGCAAAATAGTTGACCGAAGGGAAGCTGGTATCAAAAACTGCACGAAACTGACCTACAGCGCTTCTGGTGATGCTCGAGATATTGTGTGCGTACTTGATGGTGACGGTAAAGGTCGGGGATGCCCCAACTTCAAAACAACAGCATGCCCTCAAGGCGGGTATCTGCATTTCCTGAGTAGTTCCAGGAACAGCAACAGACTTGTTGTTGGTTAGAAAGGCTTGCACGTCCTGATTGTCTGGAGACTCACCAGCGGACTTAGCGCGGAGGTAGACAATACCGTCCATTCCTGTAGCTGGATCCTTAGGGCTGTTGGTTTTGACCATCTGAACCCACTTGTGGTGCCCATCTCGATCACCCGTTTCGTCCCAATAGTGATCCAGGTTTAACGTTGTCTTGATATACGTCGTGTTGGCAACACCAGTCGAGGCGTTTGCCGCCACTGATTGAGTGCCTACGGGCCAAGTCGAATTCCAACTCACGTTTTGTCCTCTTCGTTTTTGCCATCAACCTAGAAGGATGGAAGGCCTCTTTGTGCTGTTTGCTGATAATGCGTGTTCGTAAGCATCAACCGTCTCTCCCGGCTGTACGCCCTGCTGATAGACCCTAACGCCTCTACAGAGTACCTAAAGTCCGTCGCATAGTTGAATGCCGCCCCATAGGCTAAGAACCGTAACCAGTAGTCAAAGTCCAAAGGGGGGTCCCCTGCTGTAGAGAAGTCCCCATGCTTCTTGTAGCCATACAGAGTCACAGTATATTCAGTGTTGGGGATCGTCCTGAATGTGAACTCATTGCCGTAGTACAACATGTGTGTGGGCTGACCTATCGTGAGAACATCAGTGTTCTGCACACCCCAAAAGCCAAAGAACTCACCTGGGTCTTGGTATATTGACAACGGTGTCCAGGATAGGGATCCAGTAGGGGGGTCTGTAAGGCTTATGAAGCCATTGCCAGAAATGCTTAGGAAGTCACTGTCTGCACCCACATCATTGAAGGTATAGACGCCTGTGGTGTTGGTCTCGTCGATGTTAAAGACTAGGGTGCCGTACTGCTCGAAGAGACGGACCTCGCTCCCCATGGTTAGGGAAACGAAGTCGTTAAGATACCCCAGCAATGTCTCGTCGCTAGAGTCAGGATCGCTGGCGTTTCGCCGCGATATCGCTAGTCTCATGATCGTAAGAGCATCGTTGACGGTTCTAGTCATTGCTTATTCCATGTAGCCTGTTCGTAGGGAAAACCGTGGTTCCATATGAGAAATACGTGTTTCTTGTGAACCATCTGCGTTTTCGTACCATTTCCAATGTGGGACACCCTTCTCGGCTAAGTAATTTATGACCACCCTAGGAAGGTCATACGTCTTACCGGGGTATAGTGTCTGCTCAAAGTGGATAAGGTGATTGCTTAGGTAAACCGGAAGCGCGTTTAGCGGCTGGTCAACACGCCCAAAGACCACTCTCTCTTTAGGGTGTAGCTCCACTGGACACGGTTCACAGGGATATCGACAAAGCCTCAAGCGCTTGTTTTCTTTGCGGGCTGCTGCGTTGTAGGCCTTGTACTCGTCGTAGTTGGTTTTTGGCATGTCTTCAATAGCGCCAGAAATTGGGGCTGCTGCGATCATTTTTGCCATTTGTGTCTCTTTTACTTCTTGATTCTTGCGAGGTCTTCCCCTCTTAGGGGCTTCCACTGAAACAACAGGCGCTGTAGGCGCTTGAGGTTCTTCGGTCTGCTCGACTGTGTCGTAAGGTCTTCCCATTTCTGAGGCTCCAGGTTTAGGTTTAAAGGGTCTCCTGCGGCAACACAAGGAAGCCGCAGGAGATAGAAAGTACATTCAAAGAATTAAGTTAGAAGATCACCCAAATTCGTGACCAATCCAAACTTATAAACCTCGATAACGTACCGGTCGCTGTCAGCACCCATAACATCGGTGCCGGCCGTCAACTTATAATCGATAGGGTCGTACTTGAACCCAGTCGGAGAATAAGGAGAAGTAGCTGAATATGCACCCGTCTGAGGGTTGTTCAGGGTCAAAGAATGACTCTCAAGATTAACACGACCACCGGCCACCCATGTGGTGAAGGAGGTAGAATCGATAGGATTGTCACTTACAGGATCCTTCAACGAGAATGTCGTTGAAGAAACAACAACAACCCTATATCTCCGTCCTTCCAACTCATCCATACCTCGAGCGGTAGGGACATTGCTACCCAGATCAGTGATCCTAACGATTTGATCAGTCTGTAGACCGTGTGCCGCTGTTGTAGTCACGACGCAAGGATTCGCCTGAGACACAGCTGAGATTAGAGAACGAACTGCCGCCACTCCTCCATCTGTATCAGCAACCGTAAACCCGTTAGTCTGTGCGTTTAAAAAGTTGAAACTTTGTGCCGCTGCACTATCAATAACCTGCTGTTGATAGGACTCAGCTGCCGCGGTTTCGTCTCTAAACCACACAGAAATAGGAAGTTTTGCCGCCGTGTTTGTCCACTGGGTTATGTTGTTAAACACCACCTTGTCAGGTTGGAATCCCCACTTAAACGTGTGGGCTGTTCCGGCAGAAATGAATCGAAACGATTCGGACATTGACTGTCCCAAAAATAGATCAGACATTCATAACCCCCTTATGCCGAAGCTTTTGTGCTTAAAAGATTGATAATATGCGAATCATCAAGAATCGCAGCGTTGAAAAACGCCGTGAATCCCATTGACTGGAACCTGTTTAGATAATCGTTCCACCCCAAAGGCTTCATGATCATTTCCGTCGCCATCTCATCGATTGTGACATAGCCATACGCGTTAGCACCCACAAATGTGTTGCTATATTGTGGTGGAGAATCAGTTGAAACATTGACAAGCGTCGAGGTAACCCATCGGGCCTCGTCAGTTGAACCTAGTTCAGATTTCAGCACAGACTCTTGTGCGCCATACTGTGCAGTCGGAAAAAAATCTTCCAAAGCCCGGATGTCGGCTTTGAGTTTTACGTGTGCGACCACCCAGAAAGCAGCTTCCACAGGACCCGTTCCAAAACGATTAGAACCGTCGATTGTAGGAGTCATTTTCTCAGTGTTGTTCTCGTCTAGATAGGCAATAGCACGATTGACATCGATCTGAGTCAATTCTGTGATTGCATTTCCGTTGGCACCGTTGAGACAAGAAATCTGAGCAACCGAAGAGGCCCAAACATCTCGAGTAACCTTATCAAGCATGGTGTGCATGCACTGAGACAGGTTGTCTGCTGTACCATTCGCTGTGTCGTCTTCTACGACCAGAAGAACTTTGCGTGAAAGAAGAACCACTTTTCCGAATTCTTGTGGAGTAACGGAAATGTCGAACTTCAGAACCTGCTCTGGTGCTGGGTCTCCATCTTCAGGAAGAACCACAGGATCAGAGTTTAGGTTTTCTTGGCGCCGGAACACCATTGTGTCGGTGCTTTTCAGAGGTATAGCAAAAGCACTACCAAATAGATTGTGTACGATGTTTGGCTTAGGTCTTTGCAGCAAAGCACGATGTGCCCAGCTGTCTTTCATAGATCCATAGCTCGAAGTTGTTACAACTGCGCTAGCCATAAAATTATTCCTTTGTAGGATAACCTATCTTCGCCCCCGCTGTTGTTGCCTCCACGAATTGAATTCAGAGTCTGACATTTGCATCAGATCAACAGTTTCGCCCATAGATGCCGCTTTTGGTACTCCGCTCGGTGAGCCAGGAGCTTGCTGTTTCGACGTTTGCGCTACTTTCTGTTGTTGCTTGGGAGATAACTTTGTCATCAGCTCCCACGCCTCTATGTATCTATTCGTTGACGACTCAATAGCCGACGCCAAGTTAGGTCGAGTTTTCAAAAATGCTGGTAACTCGTCATTAATCCTTTGAAACATCTCGGGATTTTCACGAGCCCAATTTTCTTCCTGTATCTCTCTTTTCCACGCAGACTTAGCTTTGCCTAGATCTTCCTTTGTCGCAGATTCGTAACGGGTCTCATCGGGCTCTTCAGCTTGACGCTGATTATACTCGTAAGACTGAAGGCGCTCTTCAGCCTCCTGCCGTCTCTTCCTCTCTTTCTGCAATGCATGTAGAGGTACTTGCGTACTCTCTTCCTGCACAGCTTCTGGAGCTTCTTGTGGTTGTCCTGCGAAGGACTCTTGTGACTCTTCTACGTCTGATTCAGGACTTACGGTTTCCTGATCCATTATTTTTCTCCGTATTTAAAACTTAAGGTAGCCCCTTAAGATGGCATAGCACCCTTTGCTTGTAGGTAGGCGACACCCTTTTCATTGAACTGAGGAATCAGCTTCTCGCCCGGCAACTTAGCTGGGACCATCCAAAGCAGCTCTACGAAACCCCGTGTTGGAGAAACGTAAAAAACCATTTGGTTAGAAGAAAATGGAGGCAATTTCAAACATGCCACCAACTGACTTATAACGAACGTCGAGGGGTCATCAGCATCAAACTTTGCGTGTAGCACAAGGAAATAGTCTTCCCTGATCTTAACGCTATTGACGCCATCCTCTACCACTTTGTTGATATTCGCTGTTAACGAAGTCTTCGCTTCTATCAACTCTGAGGGTAGCACCAAGCCTGACACTGGACACTTCGACAACTTCACCTAGATACCTGCCGCTCCACGGAGAGAATCTTTCTCCGCATATGCCTTGGATCTAAGCTTACGTACCTTCATCTGGTCGGCATTAGCTGGTGATGCCAATGCTTTTCCAGAGGTAGCTTGTGTCATTTTTGCTGCTGGTAGGGGATTTTTCTTGTAACTAGCCATCCCTTTAACGGAGCTCATCGAGCCGCTTTTCATATCTTTCATAATAAATTTCCTTCTTGTTCTAGCACTTCACTAGCTTGTTGCTCTTGTGCGGGCTGCTGCACATTCTGTTCTTGAGGAGATTGATCGACCTGTTGAAGTTGTGCTGACTGGTCAACCGACTGATTAACAGCAAAAGCTTTAGCTTCCGCTTTAGCCCCGATGGCTTCTCTATCCACGATCTCTTCTTGCTCAAGCATCTGAACGAAGTTTAGCACCCGCATGATCCGGTCTTCCTTCATGGAAGCAATCTCGGTGATTGTCTTGGCTCTAGCTAATGCTGCTTGTGCCCTGTTCTCTTCAGATTCTGAGATTCTTTCCAAATTCAGGCCAATATTGCTTTGGATACGCGACTCACGCTCTTTAGCCAAACTCAGGTTGCTCTCGATCTTAGAAGCCTCAAGCTTGAGAATCATCTGCTCTTGCTCGTCCACCTTGGCTTTCTGCTGAGCGGCATCCTCTTCCTGAGCCTCAATAGCCTCCTGAAGATCCGATAGGCCTGACATCTGGAGAGCACGGACGATTTCTGACTGAGGAACATCAACAATACCATCTCTCTTGAGATTGACGAGTTCGTAGTAGTAAGCGTCTTTCTGGCTCTTGGACCGGACACCCTCTTTAACCACAGCGTCGTACTGCTGGAAATCTCTGTCGTAGAACTCAGGTGTGGGCTCTTCATTGAGGATTCGCTGAATCTTTTCAGGAGGGTAGTTCTTCTGAATGGCTTGCAGGACAAGGCCACCAAGGACCTGTTGAGACAGCTCGATGTTATCGAAGACCTTTCTATTGCTCCTGAGACCCTGAGCAATACGCACCTGAGCCAGACGACCGCTTATCTGCGTGTTGCCCTTATCATCAATACCTAGGACGCTCTCGGTGATGTTTGCCAACGTGAGAGAGAGTTCGTCCAAGACCTTTTGGTACTCAAGGAGAGCCGGATTAGCACCCCCACCATTTAGCTGCTGTACAGAGTCTAACCCAAGCGGGTTGTCTTCTGGGCTAACACCAATCAGCTTGTTTTGTCCTGTCTGCTGCATTTCTTGAGGATTTGGCACTGTGCCTAGAATGTACTTGAATCCTGTAGAGATTGTGGAGTCCATCATGTCGATGATCTTCATATGACGCTTATTGAACTGGCGCTGCATGGACCATTGTGTAGACGCAATCCCCTGTAGCCTCTGGGAAGGCATCCAGACTGATGGCTCCATGTAACAGATGATCGGTGCAAAGGGGTAAGCTTCTGTGATCCCCGTCTTATCCTCGCCCGTATAGACTTGCTCACCATTAATCATGATGTTCAGCTCTACGAAGGGCCTATCTACAGATTGGATCTCTACATTGGGTATGTCAGATTCATCAGCGTTGAGCGCTCGTGCTTCTTCTCTAAGAGTGTCGAAACGCTTGATACCACGGTGAAGCTTCTCCCTCTCCTCGGCATCCTGGTCGGTAATGTCCCGATAGAATCCCGTCGCCCTGTCTACAAGCATCTGACGCTTTCGCGAAGTGCGCTTGTAGTACTGATCGTACGCCAGAAGGTTCCTGTTTCTACTAAACGTAGAAAACTGAGGGTGGTAGCTCATGAATTTATCATCACGGCAGCCGTTGCTCACCTCGTCTATGTGCTTAGGGTCTACGAAGGGGAGTAGGGATTTAGCAGAATCTTTGTTGAGAAGATCGCGCATGATGGCAAAGCCACAGTCGCTAAGGTTGATATTCTCAAACGTTGGATCGAGGTAAAAGCTGTTAAATGTCCGCTTGTAGAAGGATATATCACCGTTGATGAAGTCCTTGCTGTAATCCATCCTAAGACCGCAAAGGCTTATTGCAGACTTGAAGCACTCATCACAAGCATCAAGGAAAACAGGGAAGCCCTCAGCCTTGTCCCAGATATACGAGCTGATCTTGGTCAACTGGTCGGCTGTCTCCTGGTCGCTGCCTTCCATGGGAGCTATCACGATAGAATTAACATTGTCTCTGAGGTAGCCGGAGTAAAATTGCAGTGGGCGACGCATAATGTTGAATTCTAGCGGCTCTCGCCCGTCCTTGACCAGCTGCTTTCTCTCAGCCTCGAACCAAGTGTATCCTGACTGCGCTAGGGTATACACTTTGTTGTCTTCTACGAATGGGGCCCAAAAATCGTGAGCGTAACGGTAGTTCTCGAAGAACTCCTGTTTCACCCCTTGACCATCAATCATATTTACGCCCTGTACTTTGATTGGTTTTATAGCATCTAAAATTTAAATCTGCTAATATTTAATCAATCCGGCCGGAAATCCCAGCCGTTTAAATCAGGCCCCTTCTTAGGTCCACTGCTTTGTTGTGCCTATCCATAGCACCACCCATATTGCTCACCATTTCAATCTTTGTGACCGCCGCCATGGCGTAGCGAAAACAATCAGCAAAATCGCTGTGAATATCATGTAACGGACAATCCAAATATCTCCCAGATCCTTGGTGCCACTTTTTGCGGTACTTTCCAAGATGATCCAGCAAGGGCTTTACGCGATTAATGGCAAATACACAGCGCTCAAACTTTATCTTTGCGTGGGATATGCCCAGATTCACGTCGGTGCGAGCAAGCACATGAAACTTGGTGTCCACTCCCTGAAACAGCCGACGGAAGTCTCGTTCATACGTGTTTGCCGCGTCTAACTTGCTTCGCTGTACAGCGTCATGGGGAAGATATATCGTGTGGTATGTGTATTTCTTGTCCTGCAAAAGAAAATGGGCATAGAAATCCAAGCCCTTGTTCTTGTCTTCGTAATAGTCGATGATCCGGATCTCTCCGTGTATCACCTGGAAAAAGATGATCACCGTCAGATCATTCACCCCTATGTCCATGGCCAGGTATACAGGCTCTAGAGCGTCATACAGGCTCGTGTGTAGGCATCTGTTAGACTTGTAGGCTTCTTCTATGTAGGTGGCGTAGTAATAGGCGTCTGAGGAGGATAGGAAAGCTTCCTTGGCGGTGCTCGGGAATTCTTGTTTTATCTTGTCCCCCAACACCTTCGATTGCTGCGCGTACCAGTACCGCTGCTGCTGATCTATGGTCACTCCGGATTCTTTCTCTACCGAATCAAAATAATCAGACATCTCTATGTCGTAGGATATTTCCTGGGTCGTTCTGTACTCAGACGTCATCCATGGAAAGAAGAACATTTTGTATTCCAAATCCCCCAGATTATCCGAGCCTCTTAGAATGGCCGTATGGCACATCTCGGCAAAGAACCCCTGATTACCCTCGGCTGTGCTTTCAATCACCACTGAGCCGCTTATACCTACCGCCTGCAACGTCCCTGTCACCACTTCCTCTGCCTTTTGTGGATATCGAGCACATGTCTTGCCGAACTCCGACACTAGGACACTTTGGTATGAGCCCCCACGAAGCGACGTATCGACTCTGAGCAAGCTTCCATTCTGAAAGGTTATCTCTCTCGCCGATTGATTCACGATTCCTACCAGTGGCTTTAGATCTGGCAGCATCGTGTCTAGCGCGTGTCCAATGATTCGCTTATAGATGTGCTGGGCGTGCTGTAGAGAATATGAGACTATGCCAGCTGTTAGGTTCTTATTGAACAGCACGTCATCAAGCAGGCTTATGACTGCGTATGTTGACATTCCAAGCTGACGGGCCTTCAAAATTATCTTTCGCTTGTGTGGGCCTAGAGCCACTACATTCTGAACCTCGTTCAGCCGGAATGGAATAGAAGATCCGTTCTTATCCACTATTCTGTAGAGGTTGTTAAGCCTCCACATTTTGTCCCAGAGCTTGGCCTCTGTCATTCTTGGAGTAGGTCGTTTATCTTGAGCTTGGCGGCCATCTGATCGAGTGTCAGGGTGGCTACCTCAATCTCTTTTCTCTTTAGCTCTGACTCAAATCGCTTGTCGTCTCTCTCTTGATCTTTGAGCAAAACATCATGGGCCCTGATGTCTCGAAGGGCTAATATTCGGTCACAACTCTTCTCGGGATCGTTGAGTTTGTCACGGATTCTCAGATTAATTCGATCCTTTGTCATTTTCAACGCTTTGGCAAAAACCGTGGAGTTGTCACGATATTCGTAGAGTTTTACCGCATATGTTCCTCGGCTCAGAGTCCACTTGCACAGGTGGTCAGAGTCTTCAAGCTTAGACCATTCGATTAGGCTTCTAGCCTCTTCCTCGTAGTCCACCACTATCTCTTTGGATACGGGTAGGTCCTTGAACCAACCCGGGCTTCGCTTACGTAGCTTATTAAGCTGTTCTTCTGTGGCCCAGAGTCTGCACCTTCGGATTGCTGTATGGATCTGGCTTGGGTGTACGGTTCGGTTGTATTTCTTTCCGAATATGGCGGCAATTTCTGTAGTCCCTAGATTTTGATCACAATACAAGTGGATAAACTCCTCTGTGTGCTGATCCCAAGAGATTCTTTTGATCCTACTTTCCGACATTCAAAAACCTTTTGTGTACCTTGTTAAGATTTATATTTGCGGTGCAAAGTGTATATTATCAACACTTTACTTTTACTTGCCTTGTTTCCCCATCCCTTGTAACATTCAACCACTCAACCAAGGAGAGGTAAATGGACACGAGCACTCTATCTATCGGCGATTCTGGAAAAATCGGCAAGCGGACATTAGACATCGTATTTGTAGGGGACAAAAGCTCTCCAGAACTCGACTATACAGCCGCATTCGAACGGGTCTACCGCCCCCCTACAGAGCATGCAAATATGGACCTCCAAGCTGCTAGGCAGATACTCCACCAACTCCAATACGGGCAGACGGCATGCGGTACAAAAGGCCGCCTAGCGATGATGTGTTGGGGGGTACACGGGCTGATCCCCCACGCTTCGGGTTTAATCTTCAAGGTGCAGGGCGGAAAGTTTGCGGGCTACGTGGAGATTGAGTACATGCCTGGTCCTGATCTTTATGACGTGAGGTTTTGTGACGTGCAAAGGAACCTTGTCGCACAACATGCCGGCGTCTATTGCATAGACCTGGTCGAACTCATCGACGGTGTGGTGGAATGATGTCCATAAAGATGCAAAAACGAATCTGTAGTTTTTTGATAGCACTGAGCCTGATTTTGGTTTGGACCGATCTGATCGACTGGGCTTGTTTGTCGAGGCCGTTTTCAATCTTGCTTGTGCTATCCGTTACCGTGGTTTTTGGCCTCCTGCTCGAAAAAGTCCAGGTGTGACACTGCCCAATAATCAAGCTCTCGGGTACAATCTGTTTGCTACAAGCACTCTTCACATATGGGGCCCAAAATAATGCTACGTAAGATCAAAAATACACCGTCCAAAACCAATATGACCGTTTGCATCGAGAAGGAATATTACCAATTCCTAAAGCAAATGAGCTACAAGCTCAGTGCTGAAGAAAATAGAAAGATCGGTCTTAGTGAGGTCGTTCGGCGTGCGCTAGACGCACACTTTCCAACTACTGGGCGGGAGAAACCAATTGCATGACTACAGCGACAAAAACGGCTTCCAAGCCCTTTTCACCATCAGCCGTCTTTCTGACGGTGGGTGGACAAAGAAGCTCGTCTTGTCGGGAGAGATAGATTTGGGCGGGTTTAGCGGCGAGGTAGAGACTAATAACCCCTCGCTGAACTGGAACTCGATGAAAGGCGAGGTCTATATCAAGATTTTCCAAGAGGTAGAGAAAAGCCTTTCGATCCGCTCCCTGCCGCAACCACTTGAGGAAAACACTCCAGCTGGATAGCCCGCACAACAACGGAATTAATGCACGGTGAGGAGATCGCTACCCAGCCAGAGCCAACCTATGCAGGAAGGTCGATGTTTGTCGCGGGAAAGACCCCGCTATTTTTTGTACTGTTAGCATAGACAGTCTGACGGTAGCTACCCAATCCCAACAAAGTTCCTAGAAAAGGACCTGGATCGAAGTCCTTGGATTTCTGTCGTACTTTTTTGTCGCAGTAAGTTTGTGTATCTGCCGGTCGTCTACGTAAACAATCCCGCTCATGCAATCCCAGTAAAATTTCAAAATATTGTCCAAATCGCTCTTGACTATGTGTGGTTGCCCCACCGCAGCTTCCTGACGTTTCTTCGACCAACTGGGGGGTATCGGCATGTAGAACCCGACGTTAAGCTCTACAGCGCCTTCTATGGGGTTTCTAGACCATACTGTGAGTAGGTGAGCCTTTGTTGCTTCCTTCTCTTTCTGTCCTGGGTCGTAGACTTTGACAAAATTGCCGCGCCTGGCGAATTTGGGCCGCTTCTTCGCTACAGGCTTTCCGGGTATCTCAAACTCGATCACCGTCCTGCCAGATCAACTATGTCTAGTCCGCTGGAGTCTGCCTGTATCTTGTATGCTGCAAGGATAATGGTTTGGACG